TTATACCTAAGTTTGTAGATATAGTTGTAAATGGAATCGCAGAAAGAACTTATGATATAAAAGCATTTTCACAAGATCCATTTGGGGTAAGCAAAAGAACTGAGTATATGGAAAATGTACTTGCGGATATGCGTACAAAAGAATTTACTCAGCAAATAAAAGATGAATTTGGATTTGATTTTGGTAGTATGCCACAAGAAAAATTACCAGATGATGAAGAAGAATTGCAATTACATATGCAGCTTAATTACAAGCAAGCAATCGAAATAGCAGAAGAGCAGGCAATATCTACTGTATTTGAACAAAATAAATATGAATTAACTAAGAAAAGATTATTTTATGATCTCACTGTGTTAGGTATTGGATGTGTTAAAAACACATTTACACAATCTGAAGGTATTAAAATTGAATATGTAGATCCAGCAAATATTGTTCATTCGTATTCAGAATCACCATATTATGATGATATATATTATATTGGTGAGATAAAAAATATAAATGTTAATGATCTTAAAATGCAATTTCCAAATCTTACAGATGAGGATTTAAAAAAGATTACACAACAAGGAAGTCAAGATTATAATACTTATAATAAATATAATACGCAAGTAAATAATAAAGATAATAACTCTGTACAAATCATGTATTTTAATTATAAAACATACATGAATGAAGTTTACAAAGTAAAAGAAACAGCAACAGGTGCAGAAAAAATTATCAAAAAATCTGACGCGTTTATGGCAACACCTATTGATGGTGAATTAAGATTTGAACGTATTGCTAAAAATATTGAAGTATTATATGAAGGTGTATTTATACCAGGATCAAATATATTATTAGAATGGAAACTTGCTGATAATATGTTAAGAGAAAAAAGTGATGTTAATAAAGTTAAATTAAATTATTCAATTGTAGCGCCAAGAATGTATAATGGTAGAATTGAATCTTTAGTTAGTAGAGTTACTGGCTTTGCTGATATGATACAATTAACACATTTAAAAATACAACAAGTACTTTCAAGAATGGTGCCAGATGGTGTATATTTAGATGCAGATGGATTAGCTGAAATTGATTTAGGAAATGGTACAAACTATAATCCACAAGAAGCATTGAATATGTTTTTCCAAACAGGTTCTGTTATTGGTAGATCATTTACAGCTGAAGGTGATATGAATCCAGGTAAAGTACCTATTCAAGAAATAAGTAATAATGCAGGTGCAAATAAATTAGCGCAGTTAATTAGTACATATAACTATTATATGCAAATGATTAGAGACGCTACTGGATTAAATGAAGCAAGGGATGGAAGTACACCTGATAAAAATGCATTGGTTGGCGTTCAAAAATTAGCAGCAGCGAATAGTAATACAGCAACAAGACATATATTACAAAGTGGTTTATTTTTAACTGCAGAAACTGCAGAAAAAATATCATTAAGAATATCGGATGTATTAGAATATTCGCCAACAAGAAATGCATTTATTCAAAGTATTGGTGCACATAATGTAGCAACATTACAAGAATTAACAGAATTACATCTTTATGATTTTGGTATATTTATTGAACTATCACCAGATGAAGAAGAAAAGCAAATGCTTGAAAATAATATTCAAGTAGCTATTGGTCAAAATAATATTGATTTAGATGATGCTATTGACATTAGACAAATTAAAAATATTAAGCTTGCAAACCAACTTTTAAAATTAAGAAGAAAGAAAAAGCAAGAAAGAGATCAGCAAATGCAGCAAAGAAATATACAGGCACAAGCACAAGCAAATGCACAAGCCCAACAAGTTGCGGCGCAAGCTGAAGTACAAAAACAACAAGCATTAACTCAAAGTAAAATTCAATTAGAAAATGCTAAAAGTCAAATGGAAATGCAAAGACTTCAGACAGAAAAAGAAATGAAAAAAGAATTAATGCAATTAGAATTCCAAATGAACATGCAGCTGCAGGGAATGGCTCAGCAAGCACAAACTCAGCAATTACAAATAAAAGAAGACGCGAAAGCGCAAAAACAAACCGCAAAACCTTTTGAATCATCAGGTAACGATATATTAAGCGGTGGATTTGGCTTAGGTGCATTTGAACCTAAGTAATATATATAGTGTATAATTTTATAATATTTTATTATGGCAGAAGAAATTCAAGCAAAAGTTATAGATGCTGAAGAACCATCTATACAAGAAAAAGAGGAGATTGTACAAAAAAACGCCGGATTTGATGAAGAATCAGGTGTGTACAAGGTGGACCTTTCAAAACCACCAGTAACTGAAGAACAACCTAAACAAGAAACAGATGCCGTTCAAGAGCAAAGCACAGATGAGGTTCCTGTACGCGACGAATCCGAAACTAGCGGAGAAGTGGTCGAAGAAATACAAGACGAAGAAACTACCGGAAAAGGTGATGCAGATGTGCGGGATACACAAGAAGAAGAAATAGTATTAGAAGAAATAACGGATGAACAAACCAATAATGACGAGACTGCAGTGGTTGCAGAGCAAGAGGAGGAACAAATTGAACAGGTTGAAGAAACAGAAATTAAAGAAGAAATAGAATATCCTGAAAATATTCAAGACTTAGTTAAGTTTATGAATGAAACAGGTGGAACTTTAGAAGATTATGTAGCATTAAATAAAGATTATGAACAATTTGAAGACATGTCTTTATTACACGAATACTACACTAAATCAAAACCTCATTTATCAGCAGATGAAATAAACTTTTTAATTGAAGATAAATTTTCATATGATGAAGAAATAGATGAGCCTAAAGATATTAAAAGAAAAAAATTAGCATTTAAAGAAGAGGTTGCGCAAGCAAAAAATCATCTTGAAGGACAAAAAGCTAATTATTATAAAGAAATTAAAGCTGGATCAAGGTTAACACCTGAGCAGCAAAAAGCAATGGACTTTTTTAATAGATATAATAAAGAAAGTGCAGAGCAAGAAAAAATAACACGATCTCAAAGAGAAGTGTTCGACAACAAAACTAAATCGTTTTTCAATGATCAATTCAAAGGTTTTGAATATAAGGTTGGTGAAAAAAGATATAGATTTAATGTCAAAAATGTGAACGAGGTTAAAAATACTCAAAGCGACATCAATAATTTTGTCAAGAGGTTCTTGAATGAAAAAAATGAAATGGCTGACGCTGCAGGTTATCATAAGTCTTTGTTTACTGCGATGAATGCCGACGCGATTGCAAATCACTTTTATGAGCAAGGTAAAGCAGATGCTATTAAAGAATCTGTTAAATCTGCAAAAAACATCAAAATGGATCCAAGATCCAGTCATCAAGAAATTGAAGTTGGTGGTATGAAAGCGAGAGTAATTAGCGGAGATAGTACATCGGGTTTAAAATTAAAACTTAAAAACTATTAAAAATTAATTAAAAATGGCAAACAATAATGTAGCGTTTAGCGGCCCAGCGGCTGCTAGCATAATTAGCCCAAGTGCAGTAAAAGCAACACTTGCGTCTAATTACTTAAACTTCCATGGTGCAGGTGGTGCTAACTGGTCACAGCAGTATTTACCTGAACTATATGAGCAAGAAGTTGAAAGATATGGAAATAGAACTGTATCTTCATTCTTGAGAATGGTAGGTGCTGAAATGCCTATGGCTTCTGATCAAGTTATTTGGTCTGAGCAAGGTAGATTACACCTAGCGTATAATGGTGTTGTAGACTGTACAGATGGTTCTGTAGGTACAATCACTGGTATTGATTCAGGTGCGGCTGAGGCACACGCTGTAAGAAAAGGTGCTACTATCGTAGCTTCTGTTACAGGTAACTCAAGTTCTGCAACTGAAGTTGTAAAATGTTATGTAACAGCTGGTATTGAAACTTCAACTTCTGCGTTAACTATCAAGCCTTACGGTGGAGCTAACTTAGAAAATATTGGATCTTTAACATCTGCTGATACTGCAGCTGTAATCAAATTCTTTGTTTACGGTTCTGAATTTAACAAAGGTACAGCTAGTATGACTGACGCTGTAGAGCCAAGCTTCAAATCTTTCACTAATAAGCCACTTATTATCAAAGATCACTATGAAGTAAATGGTTCTGATACAGCTCAAATCGGTTGGGTAGAAGTATCTGGAGAGTCTGGACAAAATGGTTACTTATGGTATTTAAAAGCTGAAGGCGATACAAGAGTAAGATACGAAGATTATTTAGAAATGGTAATGATCGAAGCTGAAAAGAAAGACGGTGGAGATGCAGCTGTTCCTGAAGGATCTGAAGGTTTATTCTCAGCAATTGAAGCAAGAGGTATTGTAGCTACAAATCAATTTGATTCAACTACAACAGCTCCTGATAAATTACCAGAATTTGATGCATTGTTAAAAGAATTAGATAAGCAAGGATCTATTGAAGAAAACATGTTATTCTTAGATAGAGATGCTAATCTATACTTTGATGATTTACTAGCAGGGTTAAACCCAAATATTACAGGTGGTTTATCTTTTGGTGTTTTTGAAAACTCACAAGATATGGCACTTAATTTAGGTTTCTCTGGATTTAGAAGAGGATCTTATGACTTCTACAAAACTGACTGGAAATATCTTAACGATAAGTCTACGAGAGGTTTAGTAGGTGGATTAAGTGGTATCTTAGTTCCAGCTGGTACATCTTCAGTGTATGACCAACAATTAGGTAAAAACGTCAGAAGACCTTTCTTACACGTAAGATATAGAGCTTCTGAAACTGATGATAGAAGAATGAAATCTTGGATTACTGGTTCAGTAGGTGGAGCATCTACAACTGGAGATGACAAGATGGAAGTACACTATCTTTCAGAAAGATGTTTAGTAGTACAAGCAGCTAATAACTTTGTATTATTTAACTCTTAATATTTAACATAGGGAACGGGTGCTTCGGCACCCAAACCCTATATTATTAATTTTTATTTTATTATATCATGGCAAAAAAACAAAAAGCAGAGGTGGCTGTTGAGGAACCAGTAGTGGTTGCACCACCAAAAAAAGAAGACAAAACTCCCAAATGGGAAATCAAAGATAGGATTTATGAATTAACATTGAATAAAACACCTATCGTATACATATTAAAAAGTAGAGGATTAATGTGGTTTGATGAGGGGATGGGATATGAAAGAGAAATTAAATATTGTGAAAATCAAAAAACAGTATTTCAAGATGAAATGAAAGGACCAGAAAGACTGAGTCATATTATTTTTAGAGATGGTCAGTTATATGTTCCAAAAGAAAAACAAACATTACAAAAATTTCTTTCATTATATCATCCTTGGAATGGTTCTAAATTTATAGAATACAATCCAGTACAAATAGCTGAAAATGATATTGATTATCTTGAAGCTGAAATTGAAGCGTTAAATGCAGCTCAAAGCATTGAAATTGATCATGCGGAAGCAATAATGAGAACAGAATTGGGATCTAAGGTATCTAAGATGACTTCTAAGGAGCTTAAAAGAGATTTATTACTATTTGCTCGAAGTAATCCAAAATTGTTCTTAGAATTAGCAAATGACGAAAATATTAATATTAGAAATATTGGTATTAAAGCTACTGAAATGAAGATTATTAAATTATCAAATGACCAAAGAACATTTACTTGGGGATCAACTGGCAGAAAATTAATCACAGTTCCATTTGATGAAAATCCATATTCAGCTTTAGCAGCATACTTTAAAACTGACGAAGGTATTGAAGTATATCAAACTATTGAAAAGAAATTAAAGTAAGCAATTGTAGGTAAGAGGCCTGCAATCGCAGGTCTTTAACCTATAATAAAAATATAATGAGCGTAAACGTAAATACAGTATACCAAAGAGTATTAGCTATAACAAACAAAGAACAACGAGGTTATATTACACCTCAGGAATTTAATTATCTTGCAAATCAAGCTCAATTAGATATATTTGAGCAGTATTTTTATGATATTAATCAGTTTAGCAGAATACCAGGTAATGATACTGAATATTCTGATATGCTCGATATATTAGAAAAAAAATTAAGTTTATTTGAAAAAACAAATCAAACTGTAACTAACGGAACAACATTACCAAGTGATCTATATAGATTGGGTAGTGTTATATTCAACAATGCTGTTGCTGAACTAGTCACACAAAAAGACTGGATATATATTAAATCTGCACCATTAGCACAGCCTACAAATGATTTTCCTATATACATAAAAGACGTTGATGGCATAGAAGTATATGGCAAAGACAGTGACGGAAACCTTGAACAAAAAACATCAAATGTTACTTGCAATTATACAAAAGTACCAAGTGAAGTTTCATGGGCATATAATTCAGTTACTGGAACATATGATGCATCTAATTCAGTTAATTTTGAATTGCATGCTTCAGAAGAAACAGATTTAGTTATAAAAATATTAGCATTAGCTGGTATAATATTAAAAGATAATACTTTATATGGTATTGGAAGTGGCGAAGACGTAAAGAATACTCAATCAGAAAAATCATAATAAATGGGATTAATTAATCAAACACAACAAGCATATTACGAAGGCAACGATTTTGGAGGCTATCAGTTTATATCATTAAAAGATATTGTAAATAATTTTATGCTATCTTATGTTGGTGAAGAAAAGATAATCCCTAAAATTAAAAGAAATAACGTTAGTTTTTATGCTCAAAGAGCAATACAAGAATTAAGTTACGATACTTTTAGAATTGAAAAGTCACAGGAAATTGAAATTCCACCAACATTAGTAATGACTTTACCACAAGATTATGTAAATTACGTTAAAATAAGCTGGACAGACACAAGCGGTGTTGAGCATCCTGTATATCCTACAACAAAAACAAGTAATCCAGAAGCAATATTGCAAGATGATCAGTATAATTATACATTTGATGCAGACGGTAATTTATTAAAAGCTAATGAGTCTGAAACATGGACAAAATATAAAGATCAAAATACAGATACAGATATAGTAAATGACTTTTATTTAGAAGATAATAGAAGTTTTCAAACATTAAACGGCCAAAGATACGGTTCAGATCCACAACATATGAATTCAAATGGATCATTTTATATTGATCCTGTTAAATCAAGAATACATTTTTCGGGTAACTTAACAAACAAAATTATAACTTTAAAATATATAAGCGACGGCTTAGGAACTGATGCAGAAATGAAAGTGCATAAGTTAGCAGAGGAAGCAATGTACAAGTGTATAGCATATTATATATTAGAATCAAGAGCTAATACTCCTGAGTATTTAGTAATGAGATATAGAAAAGATAAATTTGCCGCAGTTAGAAAAGCAAAACTTAGATTATCAAATATAAAACTTACCGAATTAACACAAACCCTTAGAGGTAAATCAAAACATCTAAAACACTAGAATATGCCTGAAATTAAAAACGCTTTCATAAAGGGTAAAATGAATAAAGACCTTGATGAAAGATTAGTTCCTAATGGTGAATATAGAGATGCTTTAAACATTGACGTAGATTATTCTGATGGCAGTGATGTAGGTGCATTAAAAAATATTAAAGGCAATACTGTTATTGGCTCAATACCAGGTAACGGTGAATCTATTATATCTTCAGGTTTTTGTATTGGTAATGTTAAAGATACAAAAGAAAATAAAATATATTGGTTAATACAAGATAATCAATTTATACATCCAATAAATGGTACATTTCAAGATAGAGATATTATTGCTGAATACGATATTGAAACAGACACTTTATCTCCGGTTATAGTTGATTGGGGTAATTCAACATCTGCATTAAAGTTTAATAGATCATTTTTAGTTACAGGTATAAATATATTAGATGGTGTATTATACTTTACTGATAATTTAAATGAACCAAAGCAAATTGATATTGCATATTGGAAATCACAAACTACAGATTTTCTTACAAATACAACAGGATTAACAGAAGAAAGAATTACTGTTATTAAAAAATCGCCATTACAAGCGCCGACTTTAGACATGGACAGCTCTACAAGAGGTGGTAACGGAACACAAGGAAATACAGATGTTTATGTTAATTTAAATTTATCTGACGGTGGTGGCCAAGTCACAGCACTAGATAATTCTTTAGATTCTGGTGATGATGTTGTAGGAACATTTAGAAATGCATCAGGCATTGCATTATCTCCAAATTATAAACCAGGCGATATAATTATATTAACACATACTTTTACAGATCCAGCTAGTAATGAAGAAACTAAACTTGAGGCTAGAATATTATTAAAATCTACGTATGTAGCACAAGCTACATTTTTTGATTCAGAATTATTAACTATAAGTGAAACAGTACCAGGTGGTATTGTCCAATGGCAAGCAATATTAGAAGAAGATGATCCGTTATTTGAATTAAAATTTCCATTATTTTCATACAGATACAAATATACTAATGGCCAATATAGTTGTTTTGCACCATTTTCAAAAGCTGCATTTTTACCAGATTCAAATAAAATAGGTGAAAATTTTGAATATGATTCAAAAAATGGTTATAATGTAGGAATGACAAATA